GCTTTACGAATATCAATGCACCTTATACGAAGTTGACTTAATTTGTCACCTTGAATACTTCCCTGCTGAACGCGGTTCTGTTGATTCTTATGGCGCACCCTATGAACGCAATATCAATGAATCAATGGATTTGGTCAGCGCCTATATTGATGGAACAGATGTTGACATTGTTGCAATTATTGCCTTGGTGTTTATAGACGTATTACAAAGCCAAGCCCTTGTTGATATGAGAACGTACAAATGACGCATACACAAGCTACACGTTTGCTTGACTTAGTGCGGTCAGGCAAAGGCGCTGACTTACCCGATGACGTTATCAGCGAAGCCTTGTACATGACGGGTGACGGGCCGTTAATAACTGAACTGCCAAACCCTGCAATGGAAGCGTTCATACAGGCCATGCGCGAGGCGGGCCAACTATGAGATACGCCGCACGGGTAGATGCAAATCAAGATGCAATCGTATCGGCATTACGCGCCGCGGGTGCATACGTTTGGATTGTCGGTTTGCCGGTTGACTTACTTGTTGGCTACCGAAATCACACTTACTTGGTCGAAATAAAAACAGATGCAAAGAAGCGTTTAACACCGTTACAAGATGACTTTTTTAACAACTGGAAAGGCGGCACATTGGCGCGAGTTGATAGCCCTGAATCGGCCCTGCGAATGTTAAAGGTCATCGCATGAGTTTTGCCCTACATCAGATTGCACTAAAGGGTAGCGCAATCAATAGCAACCGATACAAGCTATGCAATTTTTGCGAAGAACGTAAGCCCCCTGAAGGCGGCATACAACTAAGCCCGCGGCGTTGGCTATGCGCGGTTTGTTGGGTCGATAAAACTAGAAAGGTAAAAAGGAAATGAAAAAAAAATCAACTTTTTTTGATATGTATTGTGCAATTGAATTTCCAACATTAACTGAAGACATAGATTCATTAGAAATGTGGATGGAACAATGGGCATGGAACAGATTAGCACTTAATACATTTGCACAATTGGGTGATTGCCGAATTGTTTGGTACGCAATGTTCAGATCATTAGAACTATACGAAGCCCGACACCATGAATGACGATGACGATATACAAGAGTATGTGCGCCCGTGGGTTGGCCTTACAGAACAAGAAATTGACATTGCTTGGCGAAGCCTTGACTACACGGTTGAATGGGCGCAACACCGCATAGACATAGCACGGGCATTAGAGGCCAAGCTAAAAGAAAAGAACAGCAAATGACAAAAAAAATAAATAACGATCACATTATTTCATTCTATGTACGCCCGTGGATTGGGCTAACAAATGAACAAGTTTCAGAGGCCTTAAAAATTTGTGAAAGAGGCCATGACTTAATTGCATTTAAACGCATAAACCAATGGCTAAAAAAAAATAATCACAAAACAAAAATGATTGCTCATCACCAAAAGATACGCGCATTGCTAACCGATAGCGATGGTTACACCATTAAAGAAATTATGCTTGCCCTTGACGTTGACAAAAGGGTTTTAACGCGTTCATTAAAGTCTATGCCTGATGTGTATGTAGATCGATGGCGCGGGCCTGTACGCGGTCAATACGCCGCGGTTTGGTGCGTTGCCGCCGTGCCTAGCGATTGTCCAAAACCAAAGTGATTAAAAAGCAATGGAAACAGCATTATCACAAGCATTCAGGGACGCTACCCGAAAGGCGAACGCTAGAAATGGCGGTAGCACGGGAATTGCTGACAACGTACGAAATTACAAAGAACCGCGAGTTGATAGAGAAACATCTAGGCTTACTCGACAAACTTTATGGCGCAAACGCGCATTTGCGGATTCGAGAGTATATGAAGGAAATAAAGCGAAATGAGCGATAAGCGGCTTATGTACGAAACGCCTGAAAGCATTGCTAAAGAACTTGCTACAGCTAACAAGGTTGCAAGCCTTTGGAACTGTACGCCGTTTAAATTGCCTATTAAGTACGGGCTAGATTTTGCGTTTATTAAAGCCAAACACATTGCGGCATTTGTTGAACTTAAAAGCGTTAATTACACGATGGACAATTTTAAGCACTTTGGCGGTTACGGCCTTAGTTTGCATAAATGGAACGCGGCTAAAGCAATATGTGAAACAACTGGTAAACCATTTTGTTTAATCGTAACAACTTCAGATAATAAAACTTGGTACGCTGAATATTCTAAATTTGAAATAATGGCGACAGTTATTGGCGGTACATCACAAAGAAATGATTGGCAAGATATTGAACCTTGGGTGTTAATAAACACTTACAACTTTAATGAAATAACGTAATGACAAAATATAAGAAGACAAATTTTATAATGTTGCCTACACGGGCGGCTAAAGATAATAATTTAAGTAATGGTGCATTAAGCGTGCTTGTATTACTTTGCAGTTATTGCGATAAAGATAGCACAACATGGGTTAGTCAAAAGACATTAGCCGAAGACATGGGCGTTACCCGCCAAGCTATAACCAAACAGATTATGCAATTGCGAAAGCTAGGCTATGTGCAAACAATAAAGAAAGGCCATCGCAATGTTCACAGCAATACCTTGCAAGTTATCTTTGATACCGTTGAACAACCTATTGTTAATGAACTAGATGTAGGCGGCATTGATGTAGATGCCCAAAGCAAGGTGATAGCAATGGTCAACATAGCGTTTAACAGGCCGACATTACTGCATAGCGTGCCAATTACGCGAAGCGAAAGCCCGACAGTAAAAGCCATGAAAGAACAAATCAAAATGAAGCAATTTAAGAGTTCATAGGCAACCCACAGGTTGCCAACTAACGCAAGTCATAGGCAACCGCATAGGCAACCCACAGGTTGCCCTAAACTAGATGGGAACTATATAAGGTTAACTCTTTAATCACTTTTTAATAACTATAAGGTTAACCTTATGTTTACTACGCAAAACCCAAAATCACAGAAATTGCCGCAATGGGTTTCGCAGAACTAGAAATTTAGAAATAATTTAAACATTAACAGCCGACCAACCGTCAAAACAAGCAATGCCGCAACAAGCCCTGCCAAGCCGCCTACAGGCGTTTTAAATTTAGGGGTAGCCACAGGGGTAGCTTGTACAGTTCCCAAACGGTTCTACAGCGTTTTAAACGATTGATACACAAACAGTTTTTTTAACCAAAGGAGATAGCAATGGCATACGAAGTACGCGCAGGGCAAGGTTCAGCATTTGTAAACCGCAACAAAACGGAAGCATGGCACGCCGACTACCAAGGCGAAATTATGTTGCCTGATGGCACTCTACATTATCTTGATGTTAAGCACGGTTTGACTAAAGCCGGTGATAATTGGTTTGCTGTCAAAATAGGTAAAGAGAAAATAGTTAAAGCACAGGCAGATAATTCCTATACGCAAGATAATACTGCTACTGTTAAGCCTGTATTAAAGGCAGTTACTAAGCCATCGTTTGCTAATAATGATGACGATGTACCGTTTTAATATATATGCCATCAGTACCAACTAATGTTAAATGCTCAATGCTTGGGTGTAATAACCCACGCACTAAGCTAAATACATTATGCTTAAATCATGGTGGTATAGATAATATGCCTACCCGTGAAACTGATAGCGCATATCAAACACCATTGTGGCGAACGATGCGAATGGCACAGTTAAGTAAACAGCCATTATGTGCGGGTTGTTTATCACGCAACATAGTTAATAGTGCCAAGCACGTTGACCATTTGTTTGCGTGGAAACATATAGGCGGTCATGCGTTCGCCCGCAACATCATGCAATCGTTATGCCCTAGCTGTCATAGCGCCAAGTCAGGGTTAGAGAAACAAGGGGTGTACAGGCACTACACGCAAGATGGCGTGAAAGACTACAGCAAGCACGACTATGCGTATCTGATGGCTAAGTACAATGCCCAAACCTAGCGTGATTTCACAATGTGTACACAAATTGAAATAATGGGCAAAATAGGCCAAAAACAGGGCAAAAACAGCGTTTTTTGGGCTAAAAACTTAAATATTTTGGTTTTGCCTGAAAGCAAGCGCGGTCCC